TTTTCTGGGTATTGTCTTTCCCCCATATAGAAACGTGAAAGTGCTTTCCAGTTCCTCTGGTACAATGTCGGAAAAATCAGGGTTATCCATACGGGCAAACAATTCAACAAAAATGCTCTGCTTTCCTTTTGTCCATTCATCATACCTCATCGTCTTCCCCCTCATCATCCGGTTCATCATCCGGCTCATCATCCGGTTCAATATCATCTATATCATTATCTGTCTGTTCGTCTGTTTCCTCATTTTCTAGTTCAGTATGAAGTTCTATATTTTTTGCTGATATGTTCAGTATCAGATTTTCATTTTCCTCTGGTGTCTCTGTTTCCTCTGGTTCGATTTCTTCCGGTTCTGGTTCAGGGACGTTCCAAATCGACCCAAATTCTACACTGATTTCTAGCCCATATTTTTCATTAACTGACCTTACCGATTCCCGCCTGTTGTCTAGCATATTGTCAAGGAAAGGTTTTAATATGTCAGTATTCATGGAAACCTCACTTGTGTTTAAACGTTCCCGTTTCATGTTAAAGTTTGCATTTAGACCAAGTTCATTATACAGACCCGCTTTTAGATATTGGTTAAGTTCTATTAATTGTGTGATACTGTTCTGGGCTTGTTGTTTTGAGTTGTGTGTTTTCAGTCCCTCAAATACTGGATTAGAACCGATAACTCCCAAGTCTCCTGATTTAATCTTTTCTAAATAGTTTTCGGCACTTTCCCTCGTGTTGTCATCGTCTGCTGATAATAGTGTTTGAATCCTACTATTGAAGTTGTCAACATACATTGTTATTTCATTCTCAATTATTAAGGAATTATACCGAGTTATTACACTGTTGAGACCGTTCAACATATCATCGTTTTTAATCAACACACCGTCTGTTTCTAAATCCAATTCCTTGCTGAAGTTAAGGGCGGGTATTGATACGACTATTTTTGTTGAGTTTCCATATACATCCGGTTCGCCACTGAATGAGCCTGTTGTTGCATATAAACTACCGTCTATTTCAGTAATGAAAGCATACCCGTTCTGTTGTAAAAGTTTTTCAAGTTCTAATTTAGGAATGGTTTCCGGTAGATTTTCATAATCGAACATTGATAATGTTTTTGCATAAATGTAATTGTTGAGTTGTCTTAAATTGCTTTCTTTGTCCTGATATTTATACATCATCTTGTTTTACCCCTCCCTTAACGTATCTTAATTCTGTTGTGATTCGTTTCATTTTGTCAACATTGTTATTCAACAATACTAGTTGTTCTGTGTTGTTCTGGATTACTTTTCTAAATTCTGCTATTGTGTTATTGTTTGCTTCCTGTGTTTTATTCATTTGATGGAACAGTGCCACGGTTACTGCGATAGGGAAACCAACGTTACTGATAAATTCGCTTACTAGTGGAAACTCCAAATTAAACCCCCCTTGATACTTTGAGATAATTGTCTATCTCATCCCCGACTGAATTGTCTTGATAGAAAACCCTGTCAGTTTTGAAATACCACAAAATACGTTTTTGGATATGGTTCTCTGGTTTGAATATACTTCTATTATAGTTTAATTTAGGGTTGAAGTCCATTGTATATATCAAATCACTATCAGGATATTTTATCTCTGTTGTCTTACTATGGATATATGTGAAAGTGATATCTCCTATCAAGATGATTTCACACTGATATATTTTGTCATTAAACTCTATGAAGTATGTGAAAATAATGTCTTTAGGTTTATACTTATATGGTAGATGTGGGTATATATCCATTTCCCAAGCCCCACCTGTAATCATAGCAAGTTTTGGGTTATTGAAAGCAAAATAGAAGTTATTTTCTTTAGATGATTGTGTGGACTTTGCATATTCAACTGCGACTGTCAATTTACTATCTCCATAGCGGTAAACATCTATTGTACCCTGTTCCATATCTTTTACATGGTTCAGACCCATTTCAGTAAAATATGGACTGTACTTACTGACCGTATTCCCTAACATATAAATTTTGACGTTGGTTCTCTTTCTTACTATTGTGGAAACTGTATTCATGAATAATACAAACTCATCGTTTAAATAAAGTCCTTTAGTCAGAAACTCATCAAATATAATTGTCGTGATTTTAGGATAAGATATTGACTTGTTATGTTCCATATCAGATAGGGCAAAAGTATATCCTATACAATCAGAATCTGCGTAAATAGGTTTTCCATTCTCATCATAATTACATAAGAAAAATTTACCGTTCAAATAGTTTATTCCTGTAAACTCCCCGTTCGTCCATTTTGCGACTTCCCCGTTTTCGTTTAATGCATTGAAAATGCCTGACGCTCTTTTTCCTTTTATATCCTCTTGCCACCGTCTGACAATTCCCATCTGACCCCCTGTGTTTATATAGGTTTTCAAACCCTCCATTAATGTTGCGTATGTCTTCCCGTTTGACCGTTCCCCAATAACAATATTATATACTGCGTCCTTTTTGTTGATACGTTCCAATGAATAATATTGTTGTTTTTTCATATATAATCAACTCCTAAATATAAATAGCCTTTTCGGTAGTTTTCTAAAAATTCCCCGTATTGTTTTGATATGGAAAGAGTAAACTCACATTCTGAAAGATGTATCCCTGATTCTGCTGTTACTATTGAAGTGTTACCCTTATAGTCTGTTACTGTCATAGTCTGTTTTTCGTCTATATATGTGTGTGTCATTTTCCCTGTTCTGTCTGCGGGAATGTATAAATCATCATTGAACATTTTGAAGACTTTTGAAAAGTCTCCATTACACTGTTCTATCATATAGTTAACCCCGTTTTGTTTTGATAGTCCGGCAACGGTCAGAAATAGTTTGTCATTTTCTTCTACTAAATAACGCTTTGCCCCTAGTGTTTTAAATCTTGAATATGTTCCCTCAAAATCCCATACACCGATGGTTAACCTTTCCCCGTTCTGGTTTTTAGGACTTAACCTGTTCTGGTCGATTTTGTACTCATCACACATCATTTCCATTTTGTTAACTACCCAAGAATTGTAAGAGTCTATATATTCTTTATGGTTCTCATAGTTCAACATTTTCAAACTGTCTGTATCTGAATACACATAATCATGTCCGGTTGCTATTATTCCAGTCCATAAGTTCCTACGTGAATAGGCGGTTATCCAAACACCCCACGGATAGTATAGAAATCTGTTTTTACTCTGGTTGTATTTATCTATCTGCTTATCTACGTCTGCGGGTTCTTTATCCCATCCATCAGCATCATAGGTATGTTCATTTCTTACAATGTCAGTAACACACATCCCATATACCGAGTTTAACATCGCCTTAGATAACATATACTCAACTTCTTTTCCCTCTACCCCTTTTAACACTGTTTTCTTTTCATATAAGTTTAAAACACTTTCAATAATTGATTTCGGTAAATACCCAAGATGAAACATTTTAACGTTTGATAATTCTATTTCGTCCCAATCATAACATTGTTTAATTATATCATAGTCCACATTAGTTATTGTCGTTGCTAAACTTTCAGCACTGAAAATGCGTCCATTATTTATAACTGGTTTTTCAAGTTCAAAACACTTTGACTCTGAAATATAATTTTCCTGTGGAATCTTACTTTTGATTTTTGAAAATCTAACATCAAACAGTAGAGCATATTTTCTGCTTAACTCATCCAATTCAGATAGTGAATTGATAGTTATATCTTTTGGTCTACTCATTGGAAACTTTTCTGATAACATTACTGCCGGATAACTTGAAGTAAAATCTATACTTGAAACGTTTTCCAGTGTTTGACCTGAATATGTGCTACTTGCATGAGTGAAACCACCCATAAAAGCCTGTTTTAATTGTTTGTAGTCTGTCTTTCCTACCGTCAAATCTTTCATTATTTTGCGGTAACGATAGTATTTACCCTTGCTACTCTTTCTATGGTTGGTGCTGGTATAGTAACATTGTTTTCTTACATAGTCCCGAACCCGTCCAGTGTTGGTTAAAGGTATTTTGGAAATGTCCCCGTACTGTTCCATCTGTTCATTAATATATGCGGTTATTATTTCAATGTCATTATTACAATATTCCATTTCTTGCTCTGTCATAGGGGTGTCTTTGGTTCTTATTAGTGAATAGTCTAAATCTCCAGTGAGTTTCTTGATGTTATGATGTTGTAGATTGTCTGCGGTTTTTGCTAGTGAATATCCACTCAATATATATGAATCTCTAAATTCTATTCCTAGTGTTGTAATTGCCTTTAACGGTTTTCTTTCTCCTACTGCGAACACTGAAGACCAATCAAAGTATTTTCTCATAAATTGAAACTCAAAAGAAAAATTGTGAATATATACTACTAATCTATTTTCTTTATATAACCCGTATCGTTTTTTAATCATTTCACATAGGTTTATAAAATCGTCCCAAGTCCTACCATAAATAACTTCGTTGCCGTGTCCGAGTCCAAACATCCATATATACATGAAAGAAGACTTTCCGT